CACACCGAGTCCTTCCATTATTTTTAGGTATTCTTCGGCTACGGCTTTATCGAAGATTACTATGTCATCTCCTAACAGTTCATAATTTGTATATCATTTCTCTGATCAGAGCTTCGCTCCTCCAATGAACGTCCCATCTGTCGAAGACAGCATAAGGCGCCCATCGATGGTAACTCCGCTCCAACCTAAGGATTTTCAATACGCGTATTGAACTATTAGGTGATGAGTCACAGCCAACATCGCTCACGAGGACAAGGCACCCATAGGTTGACCAACAGCATACTTGTATGCCGTGATCTCCCTATGCCCCTTCGCGATATCAGTCTTCAGAATGTATTCTCTATTCACTAACAAAGCCCGTCAGGCCTCAGCATATCTCTCCCCAAAAAGAGAAGATAATATTGAGACCTGCAGAGCTATAGGTAGTCTATCAGTGGCCGCCGATAAATCATATCCATATGATTGTCCAGTATTCTTAACTTTTTCCACACATCTGAGGACAGATGCATGCTGGTCAAAAGTACCGTCATTAGGAAGTGACTTTAAAAAGTCAAATAAATACTCATGTAAACCTTTAAGCACTAACTGTGTTCAAGGGTCTACAAGAGCAAAAACTCGGACTTTCCCGGCAGCCTCTTCTTTTGTGGAGAGTTGACCGATCATACCATGAGAATTGGTACGAGAGTCTGGGTCGCGGAAAAGTTCTTTTGATCTAATGATCTCATGAACGTTACCGCCGAGGAATCTTTTCGTAATATCTATCCAAAACAAATATTGGTCGAAAAGAGCCTCCCCTCCTCCACTCAGAAGAGCCTTGATATGGTTAGTCATTCCGTTCGCGTCCAGAAGACGTGGAACAGAAAACCAACCATGCCAAGACACTGAGTGAATAGGAGACGCAGTTTCGAGGAATTGGAACCCTTTAGGGTAATGAATCTTCTTTGGGAACATCCCCCTTAAATTATCCGTTAAAACGGCTAAATGTAAGGAGGCTCTTCTTAATGAAGTCTCATCACCTGAATAGGGGTCCGTAATCGTATTGAGTTTCATTTTACCTGGAATCACTATTACCCGATAAACGGAAAACAGTGTGAGTCACCATCGAATGTTGAACTCATTTCCAGATAAGATGGCTCTTCTGTCTCCCAATGGTATAACCACAGGAAGACCAGAAGAACTCAATCTCGGAAACGGATAATCTGGGTTAATCTCGTTAAGAGATTTTACTCCATTTTTTCCAATCCTCTTCTGCACTGCTAGCTGAGCAGCTTTAAGATAGTTAACAGTATACGCTGCCCCGTGATGACGAGTCATACGGAGCAAGTGAATACCAAAATTATTTAATTGCTTTAATCTAGAGGAGAACTTCACTTTTTTGGAGGTGCAGGCGGAGAGTAATCTCCACCCTAGCCGGCGAAAAAGTGCCAACAGCTCAATGCTGTTAAGTGATACCCTAGCTTCAGTTAGCACATTGGATCTAAAAGAATTTTTAACTGAGAACTCATAGTAATGTTTATTATTATGTTTTTTCATTTAAATTTTCTTAGCTTTCTGCCTGAGGACCTAAGACTACGGTTCACCGTTATTCTTTAGAGTCTCGTGTTTACACGAATGCTTGTCCTATACGGACACCTCAAGCAAGGTAAAGTGACCTTCTCTGAACCTGGCGCGGCGGCGGTTAAACCCGTTAACCCGTCTTGCAAAGAGAGTGTTTAGACCAATGAGAAACGGAGAACTAGTCCGCTGTTCCTTTTCAGGTACGGCAGGCAAAAAGTCCACTCCGACCGAAGTGTCAGTTGTGCTGTTAGACAACACGTCTAGCTCCACTTCTCTCTCTTCGGATCTCACTGCATATTTTCATACAAAGTGGCTTCAGGTGCGAGACAGTCCCTTAACGGGGATCTCGTACCATCCACAAAGGTCCAAAGTTTTGGACCACTTAACAACTTCTTGGTAGAAGTTACTAAATGGTTTGCGGCCCGATAAAGGCCCGGTTCCAAAG